GCGGCGCTCGGTGCCGACTCCTGAAGACTTCGCCCACTCCCGGCTGATCGCGTACGCCGCGTTCCAGTGGCCGGGCTACAAGCCCGCCCCCCACCACCGGCTGATCGCCCGCCACCTCGAAGCCGTCGAACGCGGGGACATCGCCCGGCTGATGATCTTCATGCCGCCCCGCGCCGGCAAGAGCATGCTGGTCAGCGAGTTCTTCCCCGCCTGGTACCTGGGCCGGAACCCGTCGCACTACCTGATCGCCGCCACCTACGCCCAGGAGCTGGCCGACGACTTCGGCCGCAAGGTCCGCAACCAGATCGCCGACCCGAGCTTCCAGACCGTGTTCCCCGGCTGCACCCTCAAGGGGGACAGCCAGAGCGCCAAGCGCTTCCACATCACCCAGAAGTCCGAGGCGGTCTCGACGGCGCTCGACGGGGCGTACTTCGCCACCGGCGTCGGCGGCCCCATGTCCGGCCGCGGGTCGCACCTGCTCCTGATCGACGACGCGGTGAAGAACCGGGAGGAGGCGGAGAGCCAGACGATCCGCCAGCGGAACAAGGACTGGTACACGTCCACCGCCTACACCCGCCTCATGCCCGGCGGGAAGATCGTGGTCGTCATGACCCGGTGGCACGCCGACGACCTGGCCGGGTGGTTGCTCGCCGAGCACCCGCACGAGAACTGGACCGTCCTCTGCCTGCCCGCCATCGCCGAGGTCGAAGACGAGATCGGCCGGAACCCGGGCGACCCCCTGTGGCCGGAATCCTTCCCGCTCGCAACGCTGGAGAAAATTCGCTCGTCCATCGGCTCGCGCGACTGGAGCGCCCTCTACCAGCAACGCCCCGCGCCCGCCGAGGGCGGCATCTTCAAGGCCGCGTGGTTCAAGCGCTACGCCGCCCCGCAGGACAAGTACGACCAGGTCGTGCAGAGCTGGGACACGGCGGTCAAGGCCGCGCAACTGAACGACCCGAGCGTTTGCACCACCTGGGGCGTCCGCCCCGACGGGTACGACCTCCTCCAGGTGTTCGTCCGCCGCCTCGAGTACCCCGACCTGAAGCGCACGGTCGTCAGCCAGGCGGAAGCCTTCGGCGCCGACGCCGTGCTGATCGAGGACAAGGCGAGCGGACAGCAGCTCCTACAAGACCTGAAGCGGAGCACGGCGCTCCCCCTGATCGGCATCCTGCCGGTGCAGGACAAGATCACCCGCGCCAGCGGGGTGTCGGCGGTGGTCGAGGCGGGCAAGGTCTCGCTCCCCACCCACGCCCCCTGGCTCACCGACTACGAGACCGAAATGCTCACATTCCCCAACGCCCCGCACGACGACCAGGTGGACAGCACCACGCAGTTCCTGAACTGGATGAAGGCCCGCACGTCCGCCGGCCCACGCATCCGGTCCCTCGGGTAGATGCGCCTGTTCCGCCGCAAGGACGCCACACCGCCGCAGCGCAAGGGCGCGTCGTTCTACTTCGGCCTCGCCGCCCGCAAGGGCGGGCTGACGGGTGCGGCGTACGACCGGCTCGCGTCCGAGGGGTACGCCGAGAGCGTCGTCGCCTACGCCTGCATCGCCCGGCTCGCCGCCGCCGTCGCGTCCGTCGAGCCCCAGCTCTACCGGAAGGCCGGCCGCCGGCTCACCAAGATCGAATCACACCCCCTGCTGGACCTGCTCGACGCCCCGAACCCTGCCCAGTCGGGCATGGAGTTCCTGGCCGGGCTGACCGCCTACCACCAGCTGTCGGGCAACGCCTACGTCTTCGGCAACGGGATCGACGCCGCCCGCCGGGGGAAGCCGCCGACCGAATTGCAGCTCCTCAGCCCGGGGAAGGTTCGGGTCGAGCCCGGCCGGTCGTACTTCCCGAGCTACTTCGAGTACCGCCCGACCGCCGCGGAGGCGGACCGGTACCCCGTGGACCAGGTCACCGGCCGCAGCGCCGTCCTGCAGATCAAGACGTTCCACCCGCTCAGCCCGTGGTACGGCCTCAGCCCGCTCGAACCCGCCGCCGTCGGGGTGGACATCCACTCCGCCGGCCAGCGGTGGAACAAGGGGCTCATCGAGAACGGCGCCCGCCCGTCAGGCGCGCTGGTCGTGAAGGCCGCCGACGGGAAGCCGGCCGACCTGTCCGAGGAGCAGTACCAGCGACTGAAGGAGATGATCGCCCAGCAGTTCTCCGGGAGCGGTAACTCGGGGAAGCCGATGCTGCTCGAAGGCGGGCTGGAGTGGCAGGAGATGTCCCTCAACCCGAAGGACATGGACTTCCTCAACGGCAAGCACTCGGCCGCCCGCGACATCGCCCTGGCGTTCGGCGTGCCGCCCCAGCTGCTCGGCATCCCGGGGGACAGCACGTTCTCAAACTACAAGGAGGCGAAGCTCGCCCTGTGGACGGACACCGTCATCCCGCTGATCCGCCAGTACCTCGGGGCGCTGAACCGGTGGCTCACCCCGCTGTTCGGCCCCGACCTGTACCTGTGGTACGACGAGGAGATGATCCCCGCCCTGGAGGAGCTCCGCTCTGCGAAGGCCACGCGGATCAACGCCGCCACCTACCTGACGCTCGACGAGAAGCGGGCGGCGATGGGCTACGGGAACTACACGCCGAGCGACACGCCGGGCGGAACGATCCTCGTCCCATCCACCAACGTGCCGCTCGAACTCGCTGGCGCAATGACGATGCCGGAACCGGGCAGCCCGGACGACCCGCACGCGAACAAGCCCGACGGGGGCGCGCCGTGACGCCCGACGAGATCCGCATCGCCCAGGCGCTCCACGCCGTCCGCTTCCCCGTCGGGAGCGACGACAAGCGGTTCGCCCGGATGATGAGCGCCCACGCCCACAACCGCGCCCACGAGCCGATCACGCCGGAGGCCGGCCGCCGCCTCCGCACCCTGGCCTGGCGGTACCGCGACCAGCTCGCCGACGCCGTGGCGGTGCTGGGGTCGTGAGCCACGTCATCGAGGCGGACTTCGGACGCCGGCCCGCGATGACCATCGAGATCACCACCGAGGTGCTCTACCAGGACGACGCCGTCATGCTGGTTCGGAGCACGATCGGCAGCCGCCCCGGCGACACGCTCACCACCCACTTCCTCGCCCACCGGGGCGGGCGGGTCGAACTCATCCCGGTCGATGGCTGAGCGCCTCCGCCTCTGGCTGCTGGCGCTGGACCGCTACGAACTCCACCTGCGGGCCGCCGCCGGCCGCGCCCGCAACTCGGCCATCATCCACGCCGCGCAAGCCTACCAGTACTCCGGCTCCCTCCCGAACTACATCGCCGAGGGGCACCGCCGCCGCCTGAAGCAGGTCCTGACCGACCACTACCGGAAGGTCATCCCCCACTTCGCCGCCCAGGCACTATCCGGCATCCGCTCCCGGCCCGTCGGGCGAGAAGCCGCGCGGCTCGTCTCGGAAGCCGTGCAATCGTGGGCCGCCGGGCAGCACTTCGAGATCGACTTCAAGCAGTTGCTCGCCGTCGAGACGAAGGCGACGGGGTTCGAGGCGCTGATGCAGGAGTGGGTCTCCCGCGAAGCTCTCCGCAAGGCCACGCTCATCGCCAGCACCGACCTGGACGACATCCGCGGGGCCATCGCCGACGGCGTGAGTCTGGGGCAAGGGACCGCCGAGATCGCCACCAACATCCGCCGGGTGAGCCAGCTCACCCCCCACCGGGCCGCCACCGTCGCCCGCACCGAGACCCACGCCGCCGCCACGTTCGGCAGCATCGAGTCCGTCCGGGACGCCGAGCAGTCGCTGGGCGTGGTGATGGTGAAGGAGTGGCTCGCCACCCGGGACGGCCGCACCCGGCCGGACCACCTCGCGGCGGACGGCCAGCGGGTGCCGCTGAACGAGAAGTTCACCGTCGGCGGCGTCCTCATGGACCGCCCCGGGGACCCGTCGGCCCCGCCCGAACTCGTCATCGCTTGCCGCTGCGCGCTCGCCTACGAGGAAGCCAACAACTGACGAACACGAAAGGTTCGCCCATGACCATTGAGACCAAGCACATCGAGCTGACCGAGTTCGAGGTCAAGTTCACCGAGGCCGGCCACGCCACCATCGAGGGCTACGCCTCCACCTTCGGCAACACCGACAGCCAGAACGACATCGTCCTCCCGGGCGCGTTCAAGGACTCGCTCGCCCAGCGCATGCCCAAGATGCTCTACCAGCACGACCCCCACCGCATCCCCGGTATCTGGGAGCGCGCGGCGGAGGACAGCAAGGGGCTGATCCTGGCGGGCAGGACGCTCAACACCACGCTCGGCCGCGACGTGGCCGAGGAGGTCCGCAGCGGGGCCATCGACCGCCTGAGCATCGGGTACAGCCCGACCAAGTCCGCCTTCGACAAGGGGACCGGCACCCGCCGGCTGGAGCAGGTGAAGCTCTGGGAGACCTCGCTCGTCACCTTCCCGGCGAATGAGCAGGCCATTCTCACCAGCGTGAAAGCACACCGCCCGGAGACCATCCGGGCGTTCGAGGAATTCCTGCGGGAGGCAGGACACTTCAGCCGCGAGGACGCGACCACCGTCGCCCTCCGCGGCTTCAAGGCACTGACGACTCGGGGGGAGCCCGATGAGGAGGTGATCGCACGACTCGCGGCGGCCGAGACCCGGCTGGCCGCCCTGTTCAACCAATTCACAGCATAGGCATTTTATGACCGTAGACACGGAACTCACCAAGTCCGTTGAAACCGCCCTGTCGGCGTTCAACGAGTACAAGACCCTCGTCGAGGGGATCAAGACGAAGCAGACCACCATCGAAGGCAAGCTCGACGCGTTCGACCTGGCCAGGCTCGACAAGCTCGGCAAAGACATGGGCGACGCCATCGAACTCAGCCAGAAGGCCGAGGCCAAGGCGAAAGCCGCCGAGGAGGCCCAGAAGGCCCTCGAAGCCGACCTGACCGCCCTCAAGACGGCGTTCAACCGCGCCCCCGCCGGCGACGGCAAGACGGCCGCCGAGCGGACCGCCGAGCTGCGGACCAAGTTCAAGAAGGCCTTCAACGACTTCGCCCGCACCCCCGAGCAGATGTACTTCGACGACTACGTCAAGAAGGCCCACGCCGACGACGCCGAGTTCAAGGCCCTGTCGGCCGGCACCGACCCGAGCGGCGGCTACCTCGTCATGCCCGAGTTCGGCGGCGTCATCCAGGAGTTCGTCTACGAGTCCTCCCCCGTCCGCCAGCTCGCCAGCGTCACGACCATCGGCACCGACACCCTGGAGTACGTCCTGGACAACGACCAGAACACGTCCGGCTGGGTCGGCGAGACGGCGTCCCGCCCGAACACCACCACCCCGACCTTCGGCAAGCTGACGATCTACGTCAACGAGCTGTACTCCAACCCGGCCGCGACCCAGAAGATGATCGACGACGCCGGCCTGGACGTGGAAGCCTGGCTGGCCGACAAGGTCGCGTCCGAGTTCGGCCGCAAGGAGGCCACCGCCTTCGTCAGCGGCTCCGGCGTGGCCCAGCCGAAGGGCCTGCTCTCCTACGCCGCCGGCACCACCGTCGCCTCCCAGCAGGTCGAGCAGGTGGTCACCGGATCCGCGTCCACCTTCACCTACGACGGCCTGGTCAACCTCCAGAACGCCCTCAAGGAGGACTACCAGACGAGCGCCGTGTTCCTCGTCCGCCGGGCGAGCAACGCCAACCTGATGCAGATCAAGGACGGCGAGGGCCGCCCGATCTTCAACATGGCGTTCGACAAGAACGTCGGCCTCCGCCCCACCATCATGGGCCAGCCGGTGTACTTCGCGGCCGACGTCCCGGCCGTTGCGTCGAACGCCCTGGCGATGGTCTACGGGGACATCAAGCGGGCCTACCAGATCGTGGACCGCTCCGGCATCCGCGTGTTGCGGGACCCGTACAGCTCGAAGCCGAACGTCAGCTTCTACACGACCAAGCGGGTCGGCGGCGGCGTGAAGAACTTCGAGGCCTACAAGATCGGCAAAATCTCAACGTAATCAGCCGGTTAGCGACAAACGGGGCCGGGCCGCAGGGTCCGGCCTACTCATCCCAGGAAGGATCCATCTCATGCGTCAAGACTTACACAACAACATCCAGGTGCTCTCGGTCATCGACCCGTACGACCACGGCACCGGCGACACGGCCAAGGTGGGCGAGATCATCGACCGCCAGGACGCCCAGGCGCTGGAGTTCATCATCCAGACCGGCTCGCTGGCCGACGCCGACGCCACCTTCACCGTCCTCGTCGAGGACGGCGACGCCTCCGACCTGACCGGCGGTGCGGCGGTCGTCGACGCCGAGCTGCTCGGCACGGAGGCCGGCGCGTCGTTCATCTTCTCGGACGATAACAAGGTCGCGAAGATCGGCTACCTCGGCAGCAAGCGGTACGTCCGCCTGACCCTGACCCCGGCGAACAACACCGGGGCGGTACTCGTCTCGGCCTGCGCGATCCTCAGCGGCCTGCGCGGCGCCCCGAACACGACCCAACTGGCTTAACCAACTCGGGAGGGGCTTCGGCCCCTCCCCTTCATTTCCCAGGGAGGG